TGAACGAAGCCATTAGTAAGATGCACCCTATAGAGTTACAGGATGAGTTAAAGTCTGAATTGTTTTTAATCCTAGCAGAGATACCAGAGGAAAAGTTAATTGACCTTTACAATAAAAAGCAACTTAGATTTTATGTAGTAAGGATAATGTTAAACTTGGTAAGAAGTACAGACCATAAATTTTATAAGAAGTTTAGAAACTTTGTAGAGTATCAACCGATTGAGAAGATAGAGATAGAGCAGGAAGATGTTACTAGTTTTGTACGGGAACATTATGAGGGGTTGTATTGGTATGAGAAAGAAATATTTAGGTTATACACTTTTGAGTTTGACTGCAACGCAAAGAAGCTAAGCATAGCAACAGGGATACCTTACATATCAGTTATAAGAACTTTGAATAAGACAAAGAAAGAATTAAAATCTAAAATAAGAGGATGGTAATAATAGCTGCGGTTTGCTTTGCGGTATTCTTTGTAGACATACATAGATTCTACGCTAAATGGAAATTAAACTTTAAGCCTTTTAATTGTGCATCCTGCCTAGCTAGTTGGACTGCTCTAGGGTTATACTTTGCTCCTGCTATTGTACAAGAGATAGCTTTGGTAATGTTTGTATCTGGAGTAGCTGCACCAATAATTAAAATATTAATAGATTTATTATGGAACAAGAGCATAAAGACTACCTAGAGCAAAACATAGCTAACTATCACATGGTACAGAACGGGTATATTAGAAACCTAGATATCCACCTTTTAAATATGTATGAGCATATTTACAGAAAATACCTAGACCCACAATATGTTATGACTAAGTGGTGTTCTAGTTGCGTTATGGATTGCGTACAAAGACTTTATACTTATTATCTATCATTGCCCCAAGAAGTTGTACAGAATCTTGTACAAGAACCAAAAAAAAAGAGGCAGACCAAAGAAATGAGAATACTAGGAATTACTCAAAGTTTTAGCGGTGTAGGGTGGCATAGAATTATGATGCCTCTAACCTTAATGGAAAAAGACTACTGTTTAATAACAGATGTATTAAACGAGGAAGTCCTAGAAAGAGGGTTTGACATTGTAGTAATTAATAGGATGCTGCAAATAGATGTTAAGCAGATAGAAGAATGGAAAAATAAATATAATTTTAAGCTAGTTATAGACAACGATGATTACTGGAAGCTAGACCCAAACCATGTACTTTATGAAAGGTATACTAAAGGCAATGTAACAAACAAAATTCTAGACTATTTAAGGCTAGGGGATATAGCAACTGTTACTCATGAGAGGTTAGCAGAAGAAGTTTATCAATATAACCCTAATGTTCATATCCTACCAAACGCTTTACCCTACGGAGAAGAACAATACCTAGGTAAAAAGATTGATAGTGATGTAGTAAGGTTGTTCTGGAGTGGCTCGGATACTCACCAACATGATTTAAAGATATTGAAAGAACCTGTTAAGAGATTTAACAACCTGCCTGTAAAAATGGTAATGGCTGGTTATGTTGAGAATCAAGTCTGGAATACTATGGCTTTTTATTTTAGTGCAGGTAGGAAACTAGATACTAAGATTTATAGATATAACGAGGTTACTAGATACATGGAAGCATACGGAGATTCAGATATAAGTTTAATTCCTTTGGTGGATAGTAAGTTTAACGGCATGAAATCTAATTTAAAGATATTAGAAACCGCTAGTAAAGGTAACCCTGCTATCGTTTCAAACGTACACCCTTATAAAGATATGCCCGTTTTCTATGTCAATAAACAAACAGATTGGTACAAGTGGGTTAAACTTTTAGCTAATGACAAAGCGTTAAGAGAGGACAGTGGAAGGGAACTTTTCAACTATTGCAATACTCATTTCAATCTTCATGTGATAAATAAACAAAGGCAAAGCATTTATAAGAAGGTATGCCAGTTATCAAATGCTCAAACGGAAAATTCAAAATAGGTAGCGGTTCGTGTATATACGAAACCGAAGAAGCAGCACATAGAGCATGGGCAGCTATTAGGGTAGCTATGGCAGATTCATTTAATGACTATCCACAATCCGCAGTTAATTCAGCTAAAAGAGCAATAGCTTGGGCAGAGAAAAACGGCTGGGGTTCATGTCTAACACCCGTAGGCAAAGCTAGAGCATACCAACTAGCAAGAAAAGAAAACATAACGAGGGAAACAATAAGCAGGATGGCAGCTTTTGCTAGGCATCTTCAATATAAAGATGTGCCATATAGTAAAGGATGTGGCGGTTTAGCAGTTGACGCTTGGGGAGGACAGGCAGGTATAGAATGGGCAGCAAATAAATTAAAGCAGTTAAAAGGTGAGTAGATTAGAAGAACTAGGAATAAACTTAGGTTTATCAATAGCAGGTTTTTTCGGTAGCTTTTTTTTCATTGAGAAAGGGAAAGACCTTAAAGAAACTTTAGTAGCTATGTTCGGAGGGGTTGCTTCTGCTAACTATCTAACTCCTGTGGTCTGTGATTGGTTCGGAGTAGAGAAGATAAACCATCAGTTTAGCGTAGCTTTTATTTTAGGGTTCATGGGATTAAAAGGAGTAGAACGTATAGCACATAAATTATTCAATCAAAAACCAAAAATATGAAAGAGTATTTTCAGAACATCAAAACAACCCTATTTGGTGCTATTGCAGGTCTACCTTTGTTGATAGAAGGCATTGCTTCAAAGAATTGGGAAAGAGCCTTAGAAGGTCTAGGAATCCTTTTAATTGGTATCTTTGCTAAAGATGCTAAGTGATAAAATCACAATAGAAAGAATAGCACTGCTTCATCCCAAATTACGGGATGAGGCTTTAGCTATTTATGAGGAAATCTGTGAATCCCTTACAGGTTCTTTATGTAGGTTTACTTACACTCTTAGAACGTTTGCAGAGCAGGACAAGTTATTTGCACAGGGCAGAACTACTAAAGGAGCAAAGGTTACTAATGCTAGAGGCGGTCAATCTTACCATAATTACGGATTAGCTTTAGATATTGTTTTGTTATTAGACAAAGATAAAAACGGACTTTATGAAACTGCGGTATGGGATGTGAAAGGAGATTTTGACAGAGATGGTAAAGCAGATTGGATTGAAGTCGTAGAAATATTTAAACAATTTGGCTGGGAGTGGGGAGGAGATTGGAAATTTTACGATGCACCACACTTTCAGAAAACATTCGGTTATCCAGTTAGGCAACTTTTAGACTTACATAATAGAGGAAGGGTAGATAAGAACGGATATGTTCTAATATGAAAACAAAAATAGTTAAGGATTACCTAGCTATGTATCCAGATGCTAAAGCCTATACTTTAGCTAAAAAATTAGTAGAAGAAAATAAGGGTTTATTTACAAGCGTAGATTCAGCTAGGCAAAGGATTAGATATTACAGAGGGCAAAGCGGAGATAGAGATAGAAATTTTTTAGCAGACAGAAGCTATCAAAAGCCTTTAACCTATGACACTTCAAATACCAAAATGGAAAAAATTAACACAAGTGCTAAGGTTCTGATTTTGGATATAGAAACTGCTCCTATTGCTGCATACGTTTGGGGAATATGGAATCAGAATATAGGAACACATCAAATACAATCGGATTGGTTCTGTTTGACTTGGGCTGCTAAATGGCTATTTGAGGATAAAGTGTATAGCGGAAAGATAAAACCTAGTGAAGTATTAAAGCAGGATGATAAAAGGATTATACAAGGTATCTGGAAGCTAGTAAACGAAGCGGATATAGTTATAGCACATAACGGGGAAAAGTTTGATATGCCTAGACTTAACTCTAGGTTTATTCTTAATGGTTTGAATCCGCCACTACCCTATCAGCAAATAGACACATTAAAACATATTAGAAGGCAGTTTGGATTTACTAGCAATAAGTTGGATTATGTTAACAAGCTGCTTAACCTAGAAAGAAAGAAAGAAACTAAGTTTGAACTCTGGGAGAATTGCATGAAAGGTAATACAACTGCATTATCTGAAATGGAAACTTATAACGTGCAAGATGTTAGGATACTAGAGGAAACCTATTTACTTATCAGAGCATGGATAAAACCGCACCCAAACATGGGATTATTTATCCTAGATGAGAAGGAGCATAGATGCCCTAACTGTGGTAGCAATGATTTAGCTGCACAGGGTAAAATGTATTACACTACTGCAAATGCTTATGAGTTAATGAGGTGTAGTAATTGTGGTGCAAGTTCTAGGAAAAGACTAGGGGCAATAAACATTAAAGAGAAAAGGCATTTATTAATAAGTTCTGCAAAATAAATATTATGCTACCTAAAAAGTTTAATAAAATGAGCATTGAAGAACAAGAGGTTTATATAATGGGTAAGTTATCCGAATTGTACAAAGAGGAAAAGTATTTAAGAAAAGCGTTAGCATCTGTAAGGAACAGAGTAAAGATAGAGATAAGCGAAGTAGATAGACCAGACCTAGCAATTCTTAAAAGTGAGAATTAAAGTAAAATATAAAGACTTGCGTAAAGACCGAGTATGGGGGTTTGCTGATTCAGTCGGAGTGATTGAGTTAGATAAATCTTTAAAGGGTAAAAAGCATTTAGAAATATTAATACACGAGGCACTACATTTATT